CTTTTAATCTATCTTTTTTTTTAAAGAATTCGAACATTTCGCTAAGCACGGTCTCTTTTGTCTCGTGCTTCATGACATCTTTAACTCCAGCAGGCTTTTTCTTGCTTCCCTTCATCTCTTTTACTCCTTTTGGCTTACCTTTTTTGTTTTCAGTCTTAGGAGTAGATGTGTTTTTCTTTTCGTCAGCATGACCCTTAATCTTCTTCATCCCGTTATCTTTGTCAACGAAATTGTCTCCTTTAACAGGCTTCATTGATAGCCTCTTATCGTCTTTTTCTATCTGCTTAGCATTAGCTAATTGAGTATATCGGTAAGCTAGAGGATCTTTAGCCATTTTCTTAGCTACTTTCTCTCTAACTTTCTCGTAAGATATGTTATCCAGCACTTTAAGCTTAGACATTTCGTAATCTACGCCTCTTTTGAACTCGTAAACGTTCAATCTGTCTATAATTTGAGCAGTAGTAAGATCGTGAGTTTCATTCAAAGGTTGTGTAGCGCCCAAATCGTTAATTTTATTCCAATCATCGTGACTTACTGCAATCACACCTTCGGTTCCGTCATCGTATTTAACGGTATACGACTTATCTCCGTTTTGTTCGTACGTATCAACAGTTTTTCCATCGACGGTAACCGCCTCTTCGTTTACTTCTGCATTACTATCGTAAGCGTCTCCTTCTTGATTGGGAGGAGCGGATCCGTGCTGCATCATTGCCATAGTATAGCCTTCGCTAATGACTCCTTTGTTCTTTAGGATCTTAACTGCGTCTTCGTAAGAAGTCAAGTTATTCACCCAAGGAAGATTACCGTCTTTTCTTGCTTCGGCCAAGAAGGATTGTTTAGAAACTTTTCCGTTCTTGTGGTTCTCGTATAGTTTAGCTATTGTCATGCTAATAAATATTATGCTTTTCCTTGTCCACGATAGTTCTTTTCGGTTCTATCATGTTTGTTAAATGATTTTTGTGCTTTACCTTTCTTTCTTTTTCCGAAACTAATTTTTGCACTTGTGCTTGAACCTTTTGCCTTTGCCATGACTATTTGTTTTTATTAATTTCTTTTGCTGCTTTTACCGCGCTCTTATAGGCTTTGGATCCTTTCTTTGCAGGAGCCTTACCTTTTGCTCTTTTAGCTCTGATGTTATGCCATAATCCTTTGGCTTTTTCTTCTGCTATTTCTTTGATTATGTCTATGAGTTTCATTATTTTTTTATTTAGTACTGTAGTTCTTATTTCGATTTATTTTAGTCCATAATATGCAGCATCATCAGCTTTTCTCATTCTACCGTAATCGCTTACAGGTTCTCCATCATCCTCATAATCATCGTCGTCTTCGTCTTCTATCTTTTCCACATCAGACATATGCATACTGTGTTGTCCGATCTGTCCGTCTATTTTTACCACAATAAACCCGCCTCTAACTTCTTCTACAGTTCCAGTTTCTCCGTAGAATTCGTTACCGTATACTACTTTAATACGATCGCCTTCTTCTACGGCTTCGTTAAGAATACCTGCGATTTTTTGAAGCTGATGTACTTCGTTCAATTGCTGTTTCATCTTATAGGTTTTTCATTTTTTTGTAAGCCTCAGCGATATTGAGCTTCATATTCTCCATCATCCTTGAACAAGAATCGCACTCTACTTCTTGTAGATCAGTCTTTAGACTTTGTGCGAATTCAAGTATGCTATTTACCTCTTTTAGCTTCTTATTAGCCATCTTTGTGGCCTCTTGATACTGTTGTTTCTTGCTTCTGACTTTGATTTCAGTCTTGAGTCCTTCTTTTATATGCTCCTTTTCCATCTCTTTCTCTTTTTTCTTTTCTTTCTTCTCTTGCTTCTTTATTTCGCTATTCTGAAGTCTTAATTTTTCATGAGGTATCATCATCTTTCTTACAAAAGTAGAACCACCACCCTAAGTTACATTAACCGCAACTAAGTCATCATCGAAAGAAACTACTTGGCCATAGCTTTTATCAGGCCACATATTGATAATTTCTACTTTATCACCTATCTTAAATTCGCCGCTCTCTTTCTCTTCTCTTTCATTCATTCCAGCTGCAGCGGCAAACTCGTCGTAGTCGTGTGGATAAGGTTCACTCATCCATCCTAAAAACCTTCTATAAAGATCAGGAGCTTTATCTTTTACGTAAGCTAATAGCTTTTCTACCTTATCTTTATCTTGTCTTGATATTAATTCGTTGAATTGATCTTCGTTTAAGTTCCAAAGATCTTTGTATATAAATCCGCCTTTGTCTTTTGTGTGACCAGGTCTAAATCCTTTTACGTCCGTATATCCTGAATTGAAGTTTTCCTTGACTTTTTCAGTATAGCCCGCCTTGTATTTTTTTTCTGGAACATCAAGACCTGGAAGATAGGCTTCACCGCCTCCGGTAACTGACATTTCTTCCATTTCTCCAACGATTTTTACATCGTCTGCCATATCAAAGTGATTGCTAAATACAAAATCTTGAAAGTCTTCAAAATCTTCTCTGTTTAAAGCGTAATATTCTCCTTTGTAGTCAACTTTATCTTTAAAAGCCGCAAAAAACATATTTATCTAACTTCTGATCGGTAATAGCGAAAACCACTTCATCGGTGGTTTCGTTCTCTGACATCAATCTTCTGAAATCTGATTGTAAGTTATTCATTTTGATTCTACGCTTTTAATTTCGTTGATCAAATCGTAGTATTGTAGTAATGTTGATACAGTTTCGTCTTTTAAAGTTTCGTTTTCATGTATCGGTTTAATGAATTTTACTACTTCTTTTAGCTTTATAGAAGTAACTTGATCTTTAACTGAGTTAGACATCTCAACTAACGTAGATTTTATTTCTGTAAGTCTTTTATTGAGATATATTTTTAGATTTTTTGTGTCCGATATATTATTTATATACTCTTTAAGCACATCTTTTTGTTCGTGAGACAGTCCAACATATTTCTTATTGAACTTTTCTACTAGTATCTTATAAGCAAGAAGTCTAATTTCTTTATCTTGCTTCATAAACTCTTCTAGAATCTGAGCAGACGCTGGTTTTTCTTTAACCTCTTCTCCACATATGTGTTCGAGCATTGTTATCTTGCTTTCTAGAATCTGATTAACGTTATTGTCGTTATTTTGAGATTCTAAAACGATGTATATAGAGGCATAAGACTTGTAATTATCGATCTTTGCTTTGAAAAAGTTATCAAGATCATAATTGTTTTTGATCTCTCTAATCAAATTGTACTTTTCTTTTTTTAACTTCTCATAGTCTAGCTTTTTATACTGTTCTATGATAGTATTTATGAAAAGTTCTGCTTTTGACTCGTTAAGCTTTTCTGTATTTATAAAAGAATTATATAGATTGTATTCTTTTCCCAATTCAGTTTCAGTAAAGTACTTTTTAAGTATTTTTACAGCTTTAGAGTCTTTATTTTGCAAAAGATCAGCAGTCGTTTGTCTCACGAGAAGCTCGAAAAGTACGCCTGGGTTTCTAAATTTAGAGTGTTTTAGTGCCATGTTGGATATAAAAATTCCTGTTTATAAATATATAAGGCCTAGTCTAAATTATCAATGATGTTATCTTCATTTAAAACGTCTGGTTGTTCGTACAATTTCACTTTTCTTTTAGCAAATAGTTTCTCTAATGCTGTCTTATTTTGTAAGTATACACCGAGCGTACTTTCGTTAGTTACTCCTAAAGAAAGATTCATTGAGTCTTCTCCTTTTTCTTCTTTTGACTTCATTCCTTTTTTGCCTAAAGGATCGCGTCCAAAAACATCTTGATCTGTTCCTATTATTGATTTATATTTCTGAGGACGACCTGGTATTTTTTTAGGTTCGTTAGGATTCAATTCGTTGTATCCAGTTGGAACTTCTAAATTCATGTCTGCTTTGCCACCGTAAAGACTTGCCAATTGGTGAGGAGTGCCGTACGCTTGACCTGAATCGGATGGATCGTTTCCTTCTTCTTCGATCTGCTTGTATCTAAATGATCTTTTCTTGTCTTCTATGATCATGTCTTCTAACTCAGCGTATTGATCTTCGGAGAAATGGAAGATTTTATCGTAGATAAAGTCTCTAGGTAGTAGCGAAGATTCCATTGCTTGATTAGCAAGATCAACTTTCTCTTTAAACAGCGCTACCCTTTCTTGATCGTAGATAATTGAAGGATTAGTAAGAGATATTGTAAAGTTTGCGGCTGATTCATTTGTGTATCCGTTTGCGTATAGGTGAACAAGTCCAATTTTAGTAAGCTCTGATATAGCGATCTTTTGAATCCTTTCAACAGTTCTAGCGAATCGAATATCTTCAGCAGCTAGTGTAGCTTTACCAGTGAGATCTTTTTCGTATCCCATGAAAGCTTTAGGTATCTTTAGAGCTGCGAAAAGCTTCTCTCTAAAGTAAGCAACGTCTTCAATTCCATTATACTCAAGACCTTTTGCAGTATCGATTCTTGTAGTCTGATCATTACCACGAACAGGTATAAAGAAATCCTCAAGCAAGTTTTGTTGGTTATACTTTAGGTTGTACTGACCTGTGTTTGGATCGATAAGTGGAGTCTTCTTCATCTTATTGATCATTCTCTGCATGTAGTTTTCTACTTCTGTTGGAGGTATTGCACCCACGTTTACATAGAATATCCTACGCTCTGGAGCTCTTACGATCCTGTGGATCAACATAGCGTCTTCTATAAGCACATACTGCTTAAATAGCTTACGCGCTGGCTCTAGATAAGATCTACCATAAGGCAAATAGTTGACGTCTCCAGTAAGCCTGAAGTGCGCCATTTCGTAGTTATCAAAGTATATTCCGCTATCGTTTTCGTTAAATGTATTTGAGTATCCTGCTGTGTTTGTTAACGCTGCGTTAGGATCGTATTTGAACCTAACTTCGCTTGGGTTTTTAGGATTATAGCCTTCTTCTCTAACGATGTTATATGAAGAAAAAGGAATTACATTATAAACTCCGTAGCCTTCTGCGATTTCCATCTTAACAAAGAAATCACCGTACTTGCACATGTTTCTAATCCAAGACCACAGATTGAATTCTACGTTAAGGATCGAATAGTATAGGTTGTAAAGAAGCTTTTGAATGTTTTCGTCAGAAGATCTAATTTGCAACACTTCGCCTTGTTCGTTCTTTAGAGTGGCTTCATCAGCGATGATATCTAGCGCGGATGCTACGATCGCATCTGTGTCCATAGAATCGTAATCAGCGTAAATTTGAACCCTAGCCGAGCGATAGTTCTGCGCTAAGTTTAAGTTAACACCGTAAGCTGTAGAAGTAGTGTATACTTTGTTGAATCTGTCTATAAGAGAGTTAGTCTGAATGACGCCAGATGTTTGTATTTTATCTGTATCAATGACTTTTAGCATACCACCTCCCTCGTTACGTATGATTACGTCCGTGGAAAACAGTCGCCTTAACGCTGTAAATAAATTCTCTGGTGCTCTTTGTTGTTCTGCCATTTGTATTAATAATTATGTGAGTTTACAATAACCATCGCAAATCATGAGTCTCTTGTCCATTTGGACCAGGAATACTCATCTGCCATGGATTACTATTGTACGCACTGTTAGCGTTATATAAATCGAATCCTGAATCTGTCTTTGTAAAGTTGTTTAAGCTATTCCTTAGCAGGCTATCTGCTTCTGTCTTATATCTTAAAGATGTATCTCTAAGATACATTCCTATCGCAAAAGACATAACCAAGTCATCGTTGTATCCATTCATTGCGGTACCTGAATCGTTCTTCCAGATAAACACTCTGAGCTCTTCTAGCAGTCTAAGGGATCTTATAGTTACGAACTTATTTTCCACTAAATCTCGCATCTTAGCGATGACCAGTGGCTTCGTACGACTTGTGGTAGAGAATCCAGGCACTAACGCAGAATTGGTTGCTTGATACTTGTCTAGATACTTTTGAAAGTCCATTCCAATCTCTGTTCGATAGCTGTAGTGGACGTTTTGATATCCGCTTTCTACTACCGATTGAACTACGTCCCAACCAATACTTGCGTTTTCTACTACAAGCAATGCGTTGTTGTATTCCATAGCCGCTGAAAGCAAGATCTGTGCGTACTCTCTTGTTCCTGGTTGGGATTTATACTCAGCTACTTGAGTGATAGTTTCCATTTCGAAGACTTGAAAAGCAGAAAAGTCAGCTCCATCGCCTCTTGCTACGTCAGCAACAATAGTGTAAAACTTAGTTGAATTAGGATATTCCCAAATCCAGTATCCTTTATCGAGACCGCGTCTTTCTATCGGCTCTTGTAGAGTATTTTCTTCGTACCAATTGATCGCCTCTGGTGGAATTACGGTATTACCTGATGTAACGAAGTTACAATCACACTCTTGAGCTGCGCTTCTTACTCCAAGATCTTTGTCTTGTTGATCTCTCCACACTTGGTCCCTTTCAGGGTGTACAGTCCATGGTAATGATATAGGTAAGAAGCTATTCTCTTTCTTTTGCGCCTTAGTGTATATCTTGTGGAACCAGTTACCCACACCGTTAGGAGTAGATAGCGCTATAGCTCCACCACCAGTGGCCAATGTTTGTTGAGCAGAAGTAAAGATCTCTTCGATTCTGTCAATGAACGCTGCTTCATCAATTACTAGTAAGGTTACGGCTTCAGAACGGGCTGCGTCTCCAGCTGCAGAAACAGCTTTAATTTGAGATCCATTATTCAGTCTAAGACTTAATCTGTTGTCCTCTGACGCTGGTATTTTAAGCCACGATGGTAGATTCTGGTACGCAAATCTAACTTTAGTTACCATGTTCTTTGCTGTAGATTGCGTAGTTGCAATTACAAGAACGTTTTTATCCCTTTGAAAGAGCATTAGCCACAGAGAGTAAGCTGAGACAAGGGTTGAGATACCTAACTGTCTTGATTTGTTTATGACAGAAAACTTGTTTGCTTGAAATAACCTAAGTACTTTCTCCTGAAAGGGATAAAGATTAAAGAGCATTCGACCTCTTTGAGGATGCTGAATCATGTAGTACTTCTTCATGAAGTATACGGGATCCGTAGCACACTTTAGGAACTCCTCTTTTACTTTATCTTTTATGGAAATTTGCTGTTCAGACATTACTTAGTGATGTACAAGTATCCAAGTCCACCAACGATTGCGTAAGTCAATATTTGCGTGAACCTGTATTTTACTTTTAGTTTTTTATGTTCTTTTTGTAGCTCTGAATACTGTGTTTGCCAGCCTTCTACTTTAGTTCTTTCGTTATTGTATTGGTTTACATAGTTAAGCTCTTTAAGCTTATATATGCTTATGATACTATCTTTAACGAATACCTTTTTTTCTGTAAGAGTTAGTTGATCTTCTTTTACTTTTAGCAATGCGAGAGCGGAATCTCCTTTAATGAGATCTTTAGCGATCATTTTTGCTATTGGATAGCTTAGCTGTAACTTACTAGTATCCGTAACGCTTTGCGAAAAAACTGTCGAGCTGAGTAGGAGTATAGCTATCAGCAGCTTTACTTTGTTCATGATAGTATTCTTTTATTATTGTAGTTTTTTCTTTTACGTGATCTATCTGATAGTCTAACTCTTTTATCTTTTGTTCTTCTATTAGTATTGTGCTATCGTAAGATTTCTGTTGCTTTTGAAGAGTGACCGTTACTTTTTGTAAGCTATCTAATTGAGCTTTAAAATCGCTAGAGATCTCTCTTTTTACAGTTAATAATTGAATTGCAAAATACAATATTATTATTACTATTGCAATATACTGAATAATTTTAACAATAGGCAGCCAATTCTTTATGGTATTAATTGTTTTATTCATTTTTTATTTTGCTTTGTAGTCACACATAATATGACTAGGGTAAATTCCACCTTGTTTATTTCTGATATTAACTTTAAACACGTACTTATCAGATTCAAACACTATGTCAATTCTTTTGCCCTTACCATCGATTCCTCCATAGTACACTTGAGGAGTTGTGGTAATAGCAGAAGCTTTCTTATTGTACTTATCATCGATCTTAAAGAATTGATCTTCGCCCTTACCAGCTTGAGCATAGTAGTATCCTGATCCTATACCAGAACTAACAAGATTTTGTAATTTTGGAATATCAGCAGATATTTGATTAGGTGTAAATTTACCAGGTTTTCCTTTTGCGTAGTAATTAAACACCGCACAAAAGGATTTATTGTCTATTCCAAGAGCTTTAAGTAGTGCTACTCCATTAGGATTTTTAATTTCTCCTTTTTTGATCTCATCTGCAGGAAGAGTTTTGGCAACCCCAGAGTTAAAGAACGTTAGGGTTCCTCCATATTTTGCTGATATGTAGTAAGGATTTCCTTCTTTATTTACCGTAATATCTGTAAGAGTTTCAGCGACACTTTCTCCTGAAAAAGATACTTCTGGTCCTTTTGAAGTAAACGCTAATGGTCTAGGTTTGTTTGCACTACCATCTAAAGAAACAGTAAAATTGCCTTTCTTTAAACCAAGATCTTTAGCCATGTCTGCTACTAGTTTAGGATGGCTAAAACTATCGGCATTTTGTTTTGTTAGTCCTTCTTTAGATAACTTTTCTAGGTCTGCTCCTAAAGTTCCTTCAAAGCCTAAACCTTTTGATTTAACTCCACGTCCTCCTCTTGAACCTTCTCCAAATTCAACTTTAATATTGCCTAATTTATATCCGCTGCTAGTTGGATATAAGTCTTTTTTTATCGATTTTTCTAGGTGCTTAATAAATTTAGGATCTTGTTGTAGCTTTCTAGTGATTTTAACCGTTATATTTTTATCCTTTCTAGGATCCATAGCTATTGGATCTTCAATATCTGAATAGGATTTTATAACTTTAAAAAGTTCTTTTACGTATTGATTGTCTATTTCTTTTTCGGACTTTGGAAAAAATGTATATGCTTCACGCAATAATAAAGCTTTTAATACATTAACATTCTCTGCTAATTCCTCTTCTCCTCCTGCTTCTGCACTAGCTGTTACTTCTTCTTCACCGCTAGTTGCTGCTCCACCAGCTCCACCATTTGCTGCCCAATCTCCTTCCATTCCTGTATTTTCTGAGTCTCTTGTTCCTTCTTCCGCTCCTTCTGCTCCTTTAGTTTTCAATGGAGTTCCGAATCTAAGAAGTCTTGCGATCGCCATCATGCATCTTTCTTTTTCTCCGATTCCAGCTAGATAGTATCTCTTTCCACTTATGATCGCTTCATATATGTTTTCTTTCATATATGTCATGAAAAAGCTTTGTCCGTTGTGTAGCTGAATCTTAAAAGTAGTTGGCTTTGGAGCTATGTAAAAGATTGCATCAACAAACTCTCTGAAATCTTTGGTCATGAGCTCGGTCATGATTTCGTTCAAGGTGTGATACTTTTTTAGTATGAATCCCATGGGATCTTTTTCAAAAGCCGCGTTCTTAGGTTTTTCTTTTACCTGTGTAGTCTCTGAATCAACAGTAGTTTCTACTGATTCTTCGTCTGCTTCTAAGATAATCCTTTTTAAAATTTCTAAGTCTTTCATCTTTTTTTATGCGAATCTACACATTTAATGCTAAGGTAAAAAAATATATCTTTGTGGTCTAGGCTAGCAAAGCGTGATACTCTTTGAAATGCTTTAGCCTGTCTGGCAATCCTATAGTTCCACCATTTACTCTTTTTGTTACTTCTGTTACCACTGCGTCTGTTGCGCCCTTATCTGCGATCTTATGAAGACCATTCTTATGGAAAAACCATGCAGCTGAAAGTAAAGGATACTTCGTTGCTACGAGGTCTGGATTCTCTGTGATATTTTCTTCAACAACCAAGTCAAAGGCTTTATAGTTATCTTTACCAGTAAGCTGAATGTAACCACGACCACGATACTTATAGCCTTCACCAGAAGTTTCAGGACCGTTACCCATGCGACCGCCATATACCAGATTAGCGATCTTTTCTGGTTTTCTTTCATAGAGATTCGCTTTTTCTTGAGTAGGAAAATATTTTTTGAATATGCCTAATAGTCCCTTAGCTCCGTAATTTAAGTTCTCAGTTACTAGTTTGAATCCACCAGACTCGTGACCAGCTTGAGCTAGAAAATGAGCGAGTCTCAATGGAGTGTTAAGCTCGAACTTGGCTATTGTGTCAGGAAGTTGAGCAATCACAGAATCAGGAATATGTCCCTTTAGTTTGTTTATGTCCATCTTACTATTTTATTTTTTGTTTAATACTCTTTCCATTATTTTTTCTAGAGCTCCATTAACTGGCATGTCCTCAACTTCATGATCTCCGTACTCGTGGTAGTTCTGAGAAGCTTGAGTTATATAGTTCTCAGCTTTTGAGATATGATCTTGGATCCACGCTGGAATGTCTTTCTCGTTATTTCCGAGTTGTGTTTTGAGCTCCATTGCGGCTTTAATGATAGTTTCTATACTGTTATTAGCCATAGAAACTTCGTGATCTTCGCTCTCAAATTGAGTTGATTGAGTTCCGCCTTTAGGTTTTATTTTATCTTGCGCAAATTCTATAGCTTTTTCTGGTGTGTTGAATCCAACCCTTCCTACCATTTTTCCTGTTGCAACGTCTTGTACATTGTAGAATCCAGGTTTGCTTTCATCGTAAATAAATAAAAACTCATCAGCATACTTAGATGGTATCTCTTTTGGCCAATCTGTCTGACTTTCGTCTTCTTTCATGCCTTTCTTTGCACGAAGAGCTTTGAAGTCAGCAGCAGTTATTTTACCTTTAGGCTCTGCTACGTCTATCTTTTCTTGGTTTCCAGGAAGATTGACTTCTTGCAACAATATATTTTTGTAATACGAAATACTATTTTCCATGTTTATTTTTTTATAGTTTTACCATTTTCTGCAAGACCAATAACGCGCTTTCCATCTTGGTCCTGGGTTATCGCAATTATGTCTAGCTCTAAAGCTTTTTCTTCTTGCTGGGTTGTTTTTCTTTATTTTAACTCCCTTTTGTCCGAAGTTTACTTTAACTACGTTTCCTTTGTTATTCTTTACGTAAACTTTAAACTTCTTTACGTCTCCGGCCATTGGTTTTCCCAATTGAACTGTTCTGCCTTGATATTTTGCCTCTGCTAATATGTTCTTATGCTCTAAGATATACTCTATAAGACAGTGAGGACAAAATTCACCCTCGTTTAAACTTTCAATCGGTGTATTATCTGTTCCGCACTTGTGACAAACATACGGATCTTCTCCACCTTCTGACGCCTTCCACTCCCATCCACAGTTTTTACATTTTATCGTATCCTCTTCTTCTAATCCTGCTTTAGCTAGCTTATCATAATACATGGGATCTTCTGATAGATGATCGAGAGCAATTTTCAAAGCTTCTCTCTTATCAGAAGTGTGTTCCATCTCTACTTCGATGCCTTTTTTGATCTGATCTAGAGAAGGTTTATTCATTAATGCAAGAATTTAAGCTTATATTTCGTAGACTCTAGAAGATTAACTACGTTATCTATCTCGTTTTGAATGTAAGAATCTTGTGGTACTTTAGTTCTGATAACCTCTACAAACTTACAAAGACCTTCAAAGTAAAGAACTACGTTATCGTCTTCTTTTATTTGATTTTCCATGGTATATCCACGAAGAATTCCGTATCTTCCTTGGTAGGATTCAACTAGACCATCAACTAGATCTACAATCTCTTCGTAATACTCTTGCAAAGCTTTGTGAGCAGCAAAAGAGTTCGTTTGTAAATGGTAAATGTGAGCTTGATTACGGCTCTGCATTAAGGTACCTATGAATAGAGCGTACGGTTCCATTATTTTTTCTTTTTATCTTGTTTCTTATCTTCTTTGTTTTCTATTTCTTTCTTAGACTTCTCTATTTTTTCAAGCTTAGTCATAAGATCGTCTATCTTAGTAGCCAATTGCGCAATGGTTTCTTTGTGAGCTCCTGATTCTTTAGGATTCTCTTTAATCATTTGTACACTCTCGCTTCTTTTGGCTTCCAATTCATCTATAGCAGATTTTAGTCTGTCTACTACGACCTCTTTTTTCTTTTCTAGCATTACCGCAGCGTCAGTAAATTCTTTATAGAGCTTTTCTGCCATTACCATAGCCGCTTTTTCATCCAAGTATGCGCCGTATACTTGTGTAGGATCTAATCCAGCTCCGTTAATTCCCATTAGCGGATCAACTTTATGAACCAATTTATTTGAGGCACATCCATCGTAAGGTCTTTGAACAGCGTACATATCTCCAACTTGGTTGTCGAACTGTTGTTCAACGCCTTCGTCTTTAGAAGCCATTTTACTGAGCTCTTTTTCAGGAGTTTGCTTTGCTATCTTTGCAATCTTTTGACTTATTGGTTTTGCGCCTCTTTTTGCTGCTAGAGCTGCGCCAAATAATTTTCTTTGTGGTTCTGATACTGCTGGCATTTGTACTAATTTTTTATAAATATGTTAGAGTTTAATGTTTTTGATCTCTTCTATCTTCTGTTTGACTTCTTCATACGCTTTTTTCTTATCTCCTGCGCTCCAATTCTCTAGGTCTCCGTTCTCTGTAAAGAAATCATCTTTTTCTTTGTACCAACTTTCTAAAGCTTGTTCAAAATCTTTAAGACTTTCATTTTTATTTGCAGTTAATGTTCCACTGGCGTATTCTTCCCACTGACCTTGCTTTTTTATTTCTTGCTCCATATCGATAACACAATCAAAACACATAGAATGTATTGAATACATTTTCTTGTTAAGATCGTTTATCTTCATGT